ATGAGTTCTGAACCTGCGCCGTCCACGGGCGGCTCTCGGCCACCACAGTCTAACTCCGCGCTCGATAGTAGCGGCTCTGTACCTGTCGTTTCGGTTTCTGATGAGAGGCCCGATCTCGATGAGTTGCCCGACCCCTCTGAGCGAGTTCGTGAGTTCGTTGATCGGCTCGGTGAGCGTGCGCACTTGCCGATGTCTGACGTGCATGGCCGGACTATGCGTCGGGACTGCTGTGATGAAGAGTGGCGTAGCTATACTGTCGAAGATTCCTCCGGCTCGACCGAAAAGCGGGAAGAGCGTGTCAATGTGACCGCGAAACCGCTGTATCAGGTTGTTTCGGATATGTTGCACTGGCACGAAGATTACCTGCGGAGCACGTTGCGCCTTGAGTATGGTGAGCGTGCTGATCCTGAGCACAAGCTTCTCGACGTGCCGCTCGATAACAGTTGGATGATCCAATACCAGAAAAAAGAGCGTGCGCGGTTGAAGGCGATGGAAAGAGAGACTGCCGGATACCGGACCTGTGATGAGTGCGACACTCGTTATTGCACTGAACAAGATGAGCATTCGACCGAATACGTGTTTGGTGAGTTTGATGATCCGTATGTCGTGCTGACTGGTCGGACGGCTGCTGGCGATGGTGCTCCGCCCGTCGATCATGCCCGGAGCATTGCTGAGGCGTGGACTGGTGAGCACGGCAACGATGGCGCTGGCCGGTCTCTGCGGTACGTTATGTCTGAGAAACTTGGTTTAGAGTCTGATGAGTGGGTCCGTTGGACGCAAGGTGAGCCGCATACCGGTAAACGCCGTCAGGCTGGCGGTTACGGAAACCTCGGGTATCATCATGCTCATGATGTGATCGTGCTCGACGGCGCTGCGGCGAGCGTCGAACCGACTGCTGCGACGTTCCGTACCGTCATCGAGAAACACGTCGAAGAGTGCGCTGGTGCTGGCCGCGAGGCGCATGATCTTGATAAGTCTGCTGAAGAGTGGAAAAACGGTGATGTCGATACTGTTGAAGTGAAAAACGTCAAAGATGATATAGAAGAGTCCGTTGCGTCCTATGCTGCTGCGTACCTCGCAAACGAGGAAAAAGACCTGCTTGAGCGGTCTGTGCCGTATCTGATGTGGGCCGCTACGATGTGGGCCAGTAACTCGCAAAAAGGTGTCAAAAGTGTGTCTGCTAACCGTGCGATTGAGGTTGATCGGTGCAAGCATAAACACGAAAACGGCGATCAAACGCTTGAGCACGGTGAAATGACGCATTGCGAGGACTGCCGCTGTGTGTCTGCTCCGGGCACTGCTGGGTGCTCCCGTTGCGATGACCGTGGTTTCCATGTTGTCTGCACTGCCTGTGGCTCCCAGTGGGGCATTGACCAGAGTTCCCCGGCGGTGTCTGGCAATGATCCCCGTGTTGCTGCTGACGGTGGCAGTGATGATCCGTCTCCTGAGCAAAAACGCGAAGAGGCCCTGCGTGATCGCTGGCCGTCTGCTCGACGTGCTGCGTCTGTTGGTGGTGACACTGTGCCTCGTGAGTGTTCGCATGATGAGCCGGATACCTGCCCGCTGTGTGCTACGGAAACTGAGTCGCCTAATCATACCGTGAGTGGTGACGTGCCGATCCCTGAGACTGCTGCTGCTCCTGACGTGCCTGATTCGGTGTCTGTGCGATATACTCGTCCGCCCTCGTGGTCCGCTAAAGAAGTTAGGCGTGATCACGAAGATGATCCTCTGCCTGCCACTGGTGGCGGCGTTGAAACTCTTGATCTTGACCTGCCGTCTGCTCCTGTCCGTGTGGCTGCGATGGCTACCGACTCGCTCGGTGAAATGGTCTGTCAGTCCTGCAAAGTGACGTTTACCACTGTCTCCGAATACGCTGAGCATGGTTGCTCTGACGGTCGTGTTCACGTCGCTTACCGAGGTGCCACTGTTCGAAATCCTGAGTGCTCCTGCCCTCGTTGTGGTTACACCTGGCGCGCTGATCGTCGTGCTGACGGGTCTGAATGTCCTGTCTGTGCTGCTGTCCGTGATCGCTGTGACTGGGTTGATGAGCCTGTCCCTGTCGTGCCTGTCGGTGACGGTGATCGTGTTGGTGCCCCTGCCGCCGAAACCACGCTGTTGCGTGATGAGTTCCTTGGTGTCGTGCCTGATCGTCTGCTCGAAAAGGGAACAGATGCAACTGCAGCAGGCGAGCCGACGGAGGGCACCGACGGAGAACGAGCCGATGCAGCTGCAGATGTGAGTGATAGGCTGCGCCGGTACGTTGATGAGCACGCGATCTCGTCCGTCGCTGAAGTGCTCGGTAAGTTTGGCTTACCGCCGTCTGCTCGTTCCGACGTGGCTGATCTGCTGTGACACCATACTGAGATGCCTGTAAAACGGAGGTGTATATATAGCTTACACCCCCGGCGGGCGTTTATAAGCTACTAGTCTGCTGATGACTAAGTGGATGTCACGAGCCGATGACAACACTGACGGCGTATCGTTCGATGATCTCGAAGATGTCGAAGTTGAGGACAGCGGCAGCGGGTGGATAAACCCCGATGCTGGCGAGGAGGTGATAGAGGAGATTAAAGCGTTCGACCCTGACGCCGGAGATTACGGCGTTGTTGAGCTTGGCGAAAAAGAGCGGCCATACTCGCTGAATTACAGTGAGCGTGAGAAGATGATGGCTGCGCTTGTGAAGGGTTCCGTGATGGCGATCCGCGTTTCGGAAACCGAAGAGTCGTTCAAGAACGACGAGGGCGAGACTGTGACGTACAATCCCAAAGAAGTGCGTTTCGGGAGTGGTGACTAATGGCGTACAGCAATAACGCGCGTGGTCTGGTGAACGACTATGCAAACCTGCGCTCGATCCCGGCGCTGCTCTCCACCGTGTTCGTGATGGCTGGCCTTTACCAGTTCGGTGCTGTGAACCAGTTTACTATCGTCTGGCTGAACAACTATACGATCACTGGGCAGCATGCTGTGATCGCGTCGATGGCTTCGTATCTCGTTGCCTTCGCGTCCAGTGAAACCCGCTCGTTCACCCAGTACCGTGATGCGGAAAAAGTGCTGATCGCTGTTGGTCCGTCGCTCGTGCTCGCTGAGCAGTACACTACGGAAGTGACCGACTTGCTGCTGAAGCTCGGTGATCCGCTCGGTATGCAGATCGCCTTCGTTCTGTCCGTCGTGTCGTGGGGTGTCGCGGTTCGATGAGCGACACCACTATGGGTGGCTCGGCAAAGTCGTCACGGGTGGGACGCCGGACGTTCCTCAAAACCGTTGGTGTGACTGCCGGTGCTGCTGCCGGTCTACATCACACCGATGATACTGCCCTTGATCCCGTTGGTGAGGCTGACGCCGTGGTTCCTGTTGTGCTGCCCGGTGTCGCTCTCGCTGGCGCTGCTGGTGTTGGCTACGTCGCTGGTAGCTATCTCGAAGACAACTATCTCGGTGACTCTCGCGATTATAGTGGATATACTGGAGGTGACGCGCTTAAATCCGCTATCAAAGAGGGCGCTACGTCCATGAAAGTGGCTGATGAGAAGGTGATGTCATCGATACAGAACAACATTGCTAACAGTCAAACTGCCGGTTTAGCTAAGGGGAAAGCGGCGGTCATAAAAGAGATGAATGCCGGAAATGGTGAGTCTGCTGCTACCTCTGCGATGCAGTCAGCGATAAATGAATACTTCGCTGCTATTCAGCAAAATATTTTAACTCATTACAATTCGCAGTTGGAACAGGTGAAACACCATGTCGATCAAGTTGCTAATCATAGTGATCTTACAGTTGGGGATGTGTTTGCGTCTGAAAACGGCGACGACAGCCCGTCAAATATGACTGTGAACCAGAGGTCTCTGTCTCTGGTTGATGGGACTGATGCGACTGAGAAATACCTTATTTTCAACACGTCGCAAGACGGCAGTACGTACGAATCAGGAATTAGTCTTACCACTGCCACAGGGGCCGCTGACTTTGAGGTTGATTCTTTCTCTCTTAGCAGCGGTGCATATGCTGACTACTCGGATGAGTTCCAATACTTCCAAACGGTTCCGATGGGGAATGCGTTTGATGCTGTGGTGACTGAGCGCGATAAGGTGCTTGATGATTTGAGTACCTTTGTGTCTGATGTGTATAGCCAGTACAGTGCTGGCGACATCCCGACCGAGGATATTGTTGATCCGATTACGGCGGCGACCGAGTTGCGCACCAATTACGATGGTATGCAGGGTGCGTCGGCTCACGCGGCCATGCTCGGGATTCCGACGAATGCTGACCAAAGTGTGTATATGACGCTTGAAGATGACGGTAAGAGTGTCTGGGCGGATGTCTACACGAACAAGAAGATCACCGATTCGAACGGTAATGAGGTTGGTTTTCAGAAGGGAACAACCTATGATCCGACGACGTGGAGTGAGCCGCTGTATATCGCCTTCGAGTACACCGAAACCACGGATTCGGATGGTAACGTGCTGAACAGTACGCAACAGGAGTCGTACGACGGCGAAACAACGACTACGGAATACTCCGATTTCGTGGAAGTTGAACAGCCGTTTACGATCAAGGAAATCACGGTTGATGGTGAGTCGAAACAGTCGTTCAAAACCACCAGTCGGAATGCTCAAACGGCTGATGTGTCGAAGTTGCAGGAAGAGTTAGAACAGATCAGACAAACGCAAATCGATATGCAGGAGGAAGCCCAATCCGGCGGCGGCGGTGGCTTCTCCGTTGATTCGCTGTCGCTCGGTGGTATTCCGGGTGAGGGCGTCCTGCTCGTTGGTGTCGGCATTGCCGCGTGGCTGTTCGGTAATTAGAGTTCAAAATGAATTTTTTTAGAATACTCATTGGCGCGTTAGTTGTATCGCTGCTGCTCGTGGGCACTGCGCCGGTTGCTGCCCAGAGTAATGAAACAACTGAGGTTCCGCTCGGTGATCGCCTCCAAGGCGACGAGTGTGACGAGCCGCGAGCGATTGATAACAATACTGTGCTGTGCTCGGCGCGCCTCGAGGATGGCGACGCCGTGCTCGTGCTCCGGAGTGACTTCACCCAGCGCATCACTGTTACTGATGCTGGTGCGTTTATGGCTGGTGGTGATGTGCCTGAGCAAAAGGCCACTCTCCGTGAAGATGAGCGTAATACTGTCCGTATGCCGGTGACAATGGTTGACGGCTTTGCTGGCGTGTCTATTGACACCGCTGCTAACCTGTTCGCTGTGCCGCTCGAAAAACAGCAAACGATCATCGGTGGTCCGTGGTCCAGTGGCGATACTGCTGTATCGGCGTTGGCTGCCTCGACCAGTGTGATTGTCGTGATCGTCGTGAAGGTGATCCGGTATCTCGCTGGCCGAACAACTGAGCCGGAGCGGGTAGCATGACTGAGCCGCGTCGTGATCCCCGGAAGGCTGACCGCACTGCTGTCGCTGCAACGGTTGACTTCCTTCGGGCGCGGTTCCTCTCGATTGTCGCTGTTGGGTGTGTCGCTGCTGGTCTGCTCGTGCTGGTCGGCTACGACGTGAGCATACCCCGCCGTGCAAAGCTGGCGCTGCTCGCTGCTGGTCTTGTCGTGCCATATGGCTTCGTTGGTGGCGACTATGTGACTTCGCTGCTGCCTGATCCTGACTGGATTTGGCTTGTTGATCTAGATGCTCGTGTGATTGATGGCGCGCTGTATCGGTTCCCGTCTGATGACTGGCGTGAGATCACTGTTGTCGGTCCGTCCGGTGAGCCGTCGCGGTCGTATGAGGTGACGGATCTGACGCCGTTTCTGAAGATCGGCAAAAATGTCGATCTCGAAGCCATGACTGTCGAAGGCACATGGCGCGGGACACTGTCTGATGATGAGCTACTGCGTGCGCTGAGTAAAGTCGAAGAGTGCCGTGGGTCGCTCGAAGAGAAAGCCCAGCGTGGCTTTGCGATTGAAACCCAGTCGTTCAGCATCCTGCGGAATGCTGCCCGGTCCTGTGTGATGACCGTGATCCGGACGTTCGAGGATGGGACGCTGCCCGACTCTGGTGAGTCGTTGGCCGACGAAGTTGATACCGCGCTTGAACAGTTCGATCTCGAAGATCGCCTAAGCGATCTCGATGATGATGGTGATCTCGATGATCTCCTTGATGACGAGCGAGCAGATGCAACTGCAACAGGCGAGCCGACTGAGCGGAGCGAGGGAGAACGAGCCGATGCAGCTGCAGATGCGAGCGAGGTGTCCGCTGATGACTGAGTTGTCCCAAGACCGTGCTAAAACGCTCTGTTGTTTGATGCTGGTCCTGCCTTGCATCCCTGCTCTTTGGATTGGCGAGCCGATGCTCGGTGCTGTTGGTATACCGTCTGCGTTTCTGGTAGCAAAGTCCGCTGAAGGTGGTGCCGATGACTGAGCAGGATATTGATGAGCATCTGCTTACAGCTGCAAAACTGCGTGAGCAGATTGCCGGTCGGCTCGATCACGATGCTGGCCCGGACCTGCTTGATCACGCTGGTATCCTCGAGGAAAAACAAAACCGTTCGTCTCTGTCTTTCGTCGAGAATGCTGTTGCTGACTCCGATTTAGCTGCGACCTTCGCCGACACCGCGCTGGGTTCGGAAGTGCGATCAACGCTTGACACTCGTGCTGCCTCCAAAGCAATAGTCCAGGGCAACGCGAACCTGATGTCGCATCTCGTTGGAGTGACTGAACAGGAGCTTGACGCATCCGCCGTGCGCCTGCCGATGATGCTGATGGACGAGTTGGAGAACAATGGTGCTCCTGCGTTCGTGGCTGCTGCCGGAAACCCGAACACTGGGAAAACGAATACGATGCTGCTGCTCGTGGAACTCGCTCGTGCTGCGTTGGACGATCTCGAAGTGATCGCTAACTTCGCTGCCGATTGCGTTGATCGTCGTGTTGTTTCTGCGCATGAGCTTGCTGTTGCCTTGATCGAGGATAGGGACGTTCCGAAGTTCGTGGTGATCGATGAGGGAAGCACGCACTTCGATGCGCGAACGAACAGGCGTGAGGTGGCTGTGCAGTTCACTCCGCTGGCAAAGAGATTCGCTAAGCTGAACGTATTTGCTTGCGGGACGATCTGTCACACCGGCAAAGACCTCCATCCTGAGTTTAAGCGGCTAGCGACATTGCCGTTTTTCAAATCCGAGCCGAAGGTGGCTGAGTTCTTTGCTGGTTGGGATGAAGATGAGTCGTTTCCCGAAGATCGGCTTTTTTCTGGTGAGCTACGCGATCTCGAAAAAGCTGCATCTGAGTATGATCCTGATGACTCTGCGCCGTGGCAGTGGAATCTTCGAGCCGGTCTGTTCGCTGAAGATTATGACTGGCCGTCGCTGCTCGACGTGCTGCGTGATCGTGGTCCTGCTCCGGACGAATAGGCTGCGTTCGCTGCTCTGGTTAGGCTGGGCAACTGGTTTCGTCCGTGCCTGTGAAGGGTATCCACCCAGCGACCCACCCACCCACAGGACACCGGACAAGAGGCCCCCTGCGGGTCCGCCGGGAGGTGTCCTGTGGGCTACTGGTTGATTGTGAAAAGACGTCGTGCTGTACCGTTCGTGATGCGGTCGTGCAAGCATCCGAGCGGCGCGCGGAATCCCCGTCTCGGAGCGAGCTTGCGAGCGAGAATACGGCGTTTCTTGCGCGCGCCGGGAGGTTCCCGTTACGTTGTACTGTCCGTTAGGTTTATGTGACCGAGTGGTAAGTAAAGAACAAGCGTCAACGCGCGAAACCGGTCGAGGGCCGGTTTCACCGTGCCACCATAGCACGAAAGGGATGTTGACGCGGGAAGCGCAATGAGTTACCAGAGTTCCGCCCGCGCCAACGGGTATGAGTTTGCGGAGTATCGACATAAAGGCAATGACCGTGTTTCTGAGGTAGAAGCTACGCTTGACCCCGACGCTGATGAGCAGCGGCACTATCAATGCGATGGCTGCGGTTGGCCGTGCATAAACCCGGTCGATACCGGACCAGAACACTTCGGTCTGTGTCTGTTTTGTTACGTCGCTGAGACTGACCGGGAGGGCCACCGATGCTGATTGGTCCGTTGCCCCTTCCCGATGGGTCTGATGACGCCGACGTGCGCCGTGCTGTGGTTGCTGCTGAGTCTGGTTCTGCCTGCTG